GCCAGAACTGCAGCAGGTAGTCGTTCATCGTCTGACGGTACGCTGGCGTCGAGGTGCTCTCCACAATGCTGATGTCCCACTCCACATCCCTGATGCGCTCGGGGTCTTCGATGGGACGGCCATACTCGCCAGCAATCTGGTAGTAGCGTTCGTCGTCATAGTACTGCTGGATGTTCTTGACATCAATATAGGCAGCGTCACGCACGAAGTCCGAGAAGGTGTCGAGCAGGTCCAGGAGCGACATGGTGGCGTTCTGCGTCTGCTGCGCATAGAGGGTGCCGCTTGTGCCGGCATATCCCATCTTGCCTTGGAGCGCACCGTTAACGCCACTGATATCCTCAAACATCTTCAGCTGCAACTGCAACAGTTCGGTGATGCCGATGTTGGTCGCGTTGTTGGAAACCTGCTGGGGCAGCGGCACACCGTTCTTGGTCTTGATGGCGATAACGCCGTTAAACCTGCTCCACTCGTCGGCAATCTCCTCAATGTCCATTGAGCCGATGGCTTCTTCGGGCACAAGGAGCACGCCCTTGCTGCTGGCACGCATTATCCAGTCATACAACGTGTACAGCCTGTTGGTGTAGCGCTGCTGGTCTATAACGTCAGCGACAAAGCTGTGTATCTCTCCATCAATGAAGGGGTACATGATGAAGGCATAGGGGTGGCTCTTGTGGGCATAGGGGGTCTCGCCCTCCTTCAGGATGTCACCGAAGGGGGTCAGGTAGTAGTAATACCAGTAACTGTCCATGAACCACTCAGCCTCAATCAGGGGGATGTCATCCTCGGCCATGCCGGCGGCAACGCCCTTGGCTATACGCTCGGCGTTCACCGCATCTACCATGTCCTTCTTGTCGCCTACCTCAATCTTGTACACCTCACCGCTGTTGTAGTCGTGGCAGCGGTAACGGGGCTTGCTCTCCTTGCGCCAAACCTCTATCACGCGGCAGCGGTCGGGCTGGCTGGTGAACAGGAAGTCATAGTTCTCAAGCCTGGAGTAGCCAAACTGCTCGCAGTTCAGGCTCAGCAGGTGGCGGTTGTGAGAGGCACGGTAGATGTCACGAAGCCTGCGATAGTCCTCGGGGCTCTCGGCGAACATCTCGCACAGGTCCCCGAAACCAACGTCATGAACCTCGCCAAGCAGGCTCACGTCCCAGCCTCTGAAGTCACGCATGTTGCTGTCTATGAAGAAGCAGTTGGGATGCACGGCATCGGTCCAGCAGTCGAGCTTGTTGCGCTTCCAGCCGTACCACTTGTGATGAACGATGAAACCGCTAATCAGGAACTCCTCCATGCTGCGGGCATACAGACCCTGCAACCTGTTCAGCTGCATGTTGTACTGAAGCACCGTGCTCATGGTCTCGCCGAGCTTCTGCTCGTCACGGTCGCGGGCAGTGCAGGTGGGTTCCTTGCTCTGACTACGGTACACACCAAGCACGTTCTTCATCAGGCGGCGTATCAGGTTGGTCTTCAACGGCACGTTGCCCTGCTTCTTGATGTACTCCTCCTCGGTCATAGTCTCACCTTCCACGGTCACATAGTCGCCCCACTGGTCGCCATAGGCATAACGGCGGTTGCGCTCGCGCTCTTTTCGGAACCTCCCCATGTTGTCCCAGCAACGCTGAGCTTCCATCAGAACCTCGAAGGCGCGGCGGCCCTCAAACTTCTTGCTCCATGCCACGCTGTCCATCTCAAGGTGCTCGTCATGGCTCGTCACGCGGCTCTTGCTGAATATTCTCTCTTGTGTCATGTCTCTATGTTTTTTTGCAAATTTACCTCTTGCGCTCCCTGCGGGAGCTTTATCATTTAACTGTCAAGGTCATCATAGTCGAGGTCATCGGGCTCGGGCACATTGTCCTGACCCTCATCTCCCCAATCTTCCTGTGGCTCTTCGGTCTCAGGCACGTCAGGCTCAACTCCGGGCTCAACCTCGCCGCCATCCAGTAGACCGAAACTGCGCAGCACTCCTTCACGCATCCGACGGATGGAGTTCATAACCTTCTCGTCATTACCGCGACCCAGGCCTTTCTTCATCTCGCCTATGCTGCGCTTGATGGAGTTCAGAGCGGCGGCCATGCCTTTGTTGCCCGAGGCTTTGGCACGCTTGAGGCCGCTGTCGAGCAATGCGTCCTCATTGATATCGACATAGGTGCGCAGATTGTTGTACATGTAGCCATAGTCCTCGCTGCGGTCTTTCTTGCTGAGCTTTGGCCTGTCACCTACGGTCAGCTTGCCGTCCTCGAAGGCGTGCATCTCGTCAACGAGTTGACGCATCAGCACCTTCTCGTCTTCCTCAATCTTCTTGAGGACCTCCCCGCTGGCTCCTTTCTTGGCCTTCTGGTATGCCTCTAGCATGGTTGAGTATCTCTCAAAGATAAGGTAGCGCCCATACTCTTTGCTGTTGTTCAGCAGGTCAAGTTTCTTTGCGTAGTCAAAGAGATCGGTGTCCTCGGCGTTCTTGTATTTATTAATCAGTCGCTTGGTCTCCTCGTAGTCCTCCTTGTAGTTGAAGTACTCTTCACGCAGTTTCTTCGACTCGGTGCGCTCGTCACCTTGCTTTATCACGCGGTTGGCAAGTGGGATGTTGCGCCACTCAAAGTCGCGCTCGCCAAGAGCGGTCTCGGCTGCTCGGCGCACTTCATCAATAGTGGTATAGATGCCACCAAGGTATCCCTTGAGCATATACTCTATCTTGGCTGGGTTAAGGTCTATCCAGCCTTTCTTGAACTCGTCCCCGCCAGTCTTGGCGTTGAGCCACTCGGCTCCGCTCACTATCCACTCGTTGGCGTTGCTGAAGGCCTTGGTGTATTCGGGCTCGTCCTTGTTCCACTCGCTGTCGCGATAGATGGGCAGGCCGCTCCAACTCTTGTTCTGCTCTGCCTCGACAATGGGCTTGAACAGTGTTGGGATGAATGGGTGGAATCCACCACCACCCTCGAGCATATCGATAGGGAGTAATTGGCTGAATTGACCCGCAATCTGCATTGCCAACTCATCATCGCTATAGCGCTCATTGCCGCTAATCACCCCATAGGTCAACTCGCCCATGCCATAGATTGATCTGAACTCAATAGGCAGCGGGATTGTCAACCAGGCATCACCAAGCCATATGCAAAGATTGCTTCTTCTCACATATTCAGGCAGGTTGTAGTAGGCATTCTTGTCGTCATCGCCATCACCACCGGCGCCCATCATCTGGGCAAGTATCGGGGCGAGGAAGCCAGCGGCGTACAATGGCCCTGCTCCTATCAGGGCGGCTTTGACAGGATGGCGCTTGACGGCACGGCCTGCATTGGTCATGCCCTGCACACCGGCGTTCCAGAAGGTGTACAGGCTCCGTGCCATGCCGCTCACAAAGGCCCCCACATTGCCGGTCTTGGTCTGGCCCACCTTCCCTAAGGATTTGCCGCCGCTGCCCTTCTTGTTGAAGTTTACACTTATCTCCTTGGCGTCATAGGCCGAGCGCTTAACGTCCCTGCCCATCTCACGGCTGGTGACATAGGCGGCAAATCGAGCACAGTTCTCAATGCTTCGTCCAAGCAGCTCATACTGCGAACCGACTATCTTCATGCCTTTCCGCACAAAGTTCTTGCTGTTCATGTTCTTTACCTCATTGAGCAAGTCTTTTTTGTATTTGTCAATATCCTTGACCATGGCGAAGCCTGTCTCGCCACCGTTGAGCATGAACTCCTTGAAGTGCTTCTGCAATGGCTTGCTCTCGTCAAGTGTGCCGTTCTCCCATCTGCCAAGCAAGAAACGCAGTGTGGCTGGGTTGAGCTTGAGATAGTTCGCATTAAAGCGTAATGCATAGTTAGGGCTTTCTCTTACCCACACCATCGTGTTGGAGTAGCCGCTATCACGCAGGAAGTTGCTCACGATGAACGCTGGGCTCAAGGTTGTGTACAATGCACTGAGGGTTCTGTTCACCCACTCGGCGCCTCTAATTGCGCTGGCCCATGCTCCTTCCATCGGCACATCGGGATTGGTCAGCCCATTCAACGCCTGAGCGGCCCTTGGATTGCCGTTGATGGTCAATACCCATGTCTGACCATTGCGTTTCACGAGCACCTGGTGCTCTTTCTCCATGCCGGGGATAACCCTGTATGGGATATTGGCGGCCTCTCGCCCATGCTTGTACTTGTCGGGCTCTTGCTCAGCCAACTCTTGCATGTGCTGCTCGAAGTCTTGAATCTTTTGTTCTACAACATCGGCACTGTCGTTGGGGTCTATGTCGGCGAAGACTGGAATCCACTCATCGGTCACAGCGTCATACTGCAGCCACAGGTCGCTCACGCTCACGGCATCACTGGGATGGTTCTGCACGAAGTTCAGGAATGTCTGCTTCATAAGATTTCTATTGCCGGTCCTGATGCTGTCATCACCCATCTGCGCTATGGTGGCGATGGGGTCGTCGGCCTTCGAGGTACGGCCCTCGGCACGTTTCACGATGCCACCACCCAGGAATGGGCCTGCCTTGCTGGTAAGGTAGCCATACACCTCATCGCTGGTGGTCTCTTCCCAACCACGCAAGGGGACATAGTAGTCAAACATTCCACTTATGCGCTGATATTCGGCATAGCTGAGCATGCCGCTCTTGTACTGCTTCTCGAGTGTCACCTGGGTTGCAGCGTTGATCCTGCTCCACAGCTCGGTGGTATCGTGCTGCGCTTCATAGTCGTCAACCATCTGCTGGGCCTTGGCTTCGGCGGCATGAACATCGTCCTCGCCTGTCAAAGCGGTAAGACCCGAGTAGTCACGCTCCCTGTTCTCGGCATAGGCATCCTGGTAGTTGCCACCGGCCTGCGCTGTCTCCTGCGCGTCACGGTCGGCAAGCACCTGGTTGCGCTCCAAGCCATGCTTGGCCATCAGGTAGTTCGTCAACTCCTCGCGGGCTTTCTCTCTGGCTTTCTTACCACCCTTGCACAACTTGCCCACTTCCTCCAGCAATGGCTTCATAAACTCGGTGTAGAATGCCTGCTGTTGGGCGGCAGTGACCGAGCTCATGAGGTTCTCGGCTATGTATGGGTTCTCAAACGTCGGGATATCCTCAATGTAACCATATTCATCACCCATGATTGCTTGCATCAGTTTCTTCAGACCGAGCATCGAGTCCTGCATGGATTCCACCCACTGCAACCTGCCGTTACGCATATACCTCTCATACTGGTCACGCGCGATAGCCCTGTCCCTCGGGGTCACCGAGAACCTGATATCAGGATTCTCCCGTGAGAACTCGCCGTTGTTCTCTGTGGCACTCTTGATTTGAGTGGGTGAGAAAACAGCTATTTGGTCTACCATTCCATCGCCACTGTCAAATCTTCCTATCACACCATCATATCCAAGTTCTTTTAGAGCATCTTGAACTATATTGCTTGCATGCCACCAATCAAATTTGCCACGCTCTACACCTTCGTATTCGGCAGATGAAAGAAAACCTATCAAGGAGCGCACTCTGCCATCATTCCATTTGGCAAGAATTATGCCTCCGTCCACCAAGCCTTTTTGAGTCAGCAGATCAACAAGCTCTCTTGCCTGCTCCATTGTGGCTTCTTTTGGATATCCCAAAGATTCACTTGGGCCATCCACCCAAGGGTTGCGTACATCTAGATAAACCGCTTGGACATTGCTGCCATCTCCTGTTCTTTCTTTTGCGAACCCTTGTGCATCGGCATAAGATGGGGTGGCATAAAAGGCTTGGCCATACATGGCGTTTCTGTTTGCTCTATCGGGTTCAAAGACATTAATTTTCTCACCGCCACGATATACCACCAACGGCCTGCCGCCCTTGTCAACCACCTTGCTGGCATGCTCGGGGTCATTCTCCCAATCGCCGAACCAGTTCTTGAAGTTGTCGCTGTAGATCTGCTCGGCAGGCGATGCCGAGAACCGCACGTCGGCGCTGTCTGTGTATTGCGGCGCACGCGCGCCGTTCAAGAGCCTGTCACGCATCACAACGTCCTCGGCCATTGAGAACACGCCGTCCTCAATCTGACCCGCCTTCCACAGGACATATCTCGACTCACCATCGCTCAGCGGCTCGCTCACGTCCACGCCGTTGTCCATCAGCGCCTGGTGGAGAGCAAGCTTCACCCTGCCCCAGTCACGGCGGTCAACATCGGCAAACTTGCCATCATCGGCAAGCCCGCCAAGCCATGCCTCGGTGGCGGCACCAAAGTCATTGCCGCGGTTGCGCATCGCGTCCTCCACAATGCCACGGCGGGTCTCATTGCTCACACCGCTGAACACCTTCCCAAGCAAGCCATTCCACACCCGCTCATCATCCCTCAAGGCGCTGACCGCCTCAGGCAATCGGGCAGGCAGTTCACTGTGTTGCCGCTCAGCGGCAACCTCCCTCTCAGGCCGCACAGCCTCGGCATTCCTTCCCTTAACCTCAGCAACCTTGGCACGTTTCTGCTTCTTGTTGCTTCGATTGTCAAGCTCGGGGTGGATGTCATAGTAGCGGTCACTCCATGTGACACCCTTGTAAAGTCCTTCCTTAATGATGCCCTTATTGTCGGTCTCAATGAACTGGTAGCCGCGCTTCTCAAGCTCGGCACGAAGCCCCTTGCTGAAGGTGTTGCTGGGTAGCACGTCAAACTGGTCGCCCAGCTGCTTGCTCACCATGTCGGCAACCTCGCTCCAGGAGAGCTCCTTAACAGGCTTGACCCAACGGCTCAGCAGCAGGTTGCGCTTGCCGGTCATCTTGCTCACGATGGGGCCTGCCTTCCATGGCTTCCAACCCACGGGATCGAGAGCTTTCTCGGCATGGTAACTGTTGGGGTCTAGCTCACTCACCGGCACACGGCACTCCACCACAACAAGGTCGTCGCGGTCCTGGGCCTCACTGAACTGGTCATTCAAGGCACTGTCGCTGGTGTGCATGTAGGGGTTGTAGGCCACTCCGTCCACGCTCTTGCCATTCGATTTCCGCAGGTTGAACTTCCAGCGGGTCTTCTTCTCGCCGGTCTTCTTGTCAATGTATTCTTCAGGGAAAGCCAGGTCGGGGCGTTCCTCGCTCTGGGTGTACTGTCCCAGTTTCTCTGGGCTGCGCAGCTTCTCGGGGTTGTCATGGTCGCGGCTGTCCATCGGTGGGTAGTACTCGCCATTGACCTTGGCCATGGTGCGGTACACGGTCACATACTCTTGACCGTCAAGCTCTGCGATAAGGTCGGCATCACGCTCGGGGTCAAGAACCGAGAATCGCAAGTTGTTCGCCTCATAGGCAGGCACACCATCCACCTCACGCTCTTGTTCACTAACCTCGGCAGGACTCACCGAGAAGCGGGGGGAGAACTGCCGCTGTGTTTCGGCGTGCTTGTTGTAGGCCTCAAGGTTGGGGTCGGAAAGCAGACGCTCGAGGTTCCTCCGCACCACATCATAGGCAGTGGTCATGTTGGCGCCCTCGCGTTCAATGCCGAGCAAACGTAGAACGCCGTCTATCAGCTTCTCCCAGTATGTCTTTGACTTGAGTTTGTCCCTGAAGTCTGGGTTGCTCAACTCCGCAACCATCTCACTGGGGCTGGTGATGCCGTATGTGCCCTTGAAATCAGGGTCAAACTTGATGTCCATCCACACCTCCTTAATCCGCTCCACAGCGTCCTTCTGGTCTTCTGCCAGATTCTCGGGATGGCGAATGGCATAGCTTGTCACATGGTGAATCATCTCATGAAGCAGAGTCTCGGTCTTCAGATGGTCTGGAGTGCCGTAGTCGTTATAGTAGTCGGCCTGGTAGCGGATGCGCCCACCCATGGTTGCGCCAGCCTCGTCTTTCGCCAGCTGCTTGAACTTGATGTTGTCAACGCCCAGTCGGCGGCTCACCGCGAGCACACGGTTCCATAGCTCGCTGTTGGTCACATCATCGTTGTGGCGTGCAAACAAGTCGTCAAGCTCGTCAAGGCTCACCTCGGCATTCTTCGCCACGCCCCATGAGTTGTAGTCGTCACGCCCCCAAACAAGGTCGGCAAGCAGCTTTTCGGCATAGTCCTTGAGCTTGGTGTATTTCTCAACGAGTGCGCGGTCATCTCTTATAACCGCGCTGGTCTCATAGAAACCAGTCTTGAGATCCTTCTTCAAATCTCGTTCCCATGTCTTAACGCTGTCCATGTAAGAATCACGGTAGATGCGCAGGCTCTCAATGTCGCCTTCCTTATAGAAACGCTCAAGCGTCTTTACCCCATCTTTCAGTTTGAATTTGGGATGGATCTTCTCATATCCCGCCAAAGCGTCCGATGCCTCAGGAGCCTTAATAGCACTCGTCGAGAACATCACCCCGCTGTCCACGCCTTCCTCAGCTATGGCTTCCTCCATGTCGCCGAGGGCATCCTCTTCGGCATCGGTCAACTTCACGTTAGCCTGCACACCTGCCGACAGGGCGGCGTCATACTCGTCCATAATCTTATCCAGAGGCTTGCCGTAGTCCACCTTGGCCACACCGCCGTCACGCTCTGCCATGTTGTTGTACACGCGCTCGGCGATGTCCTCGGCATCCTTGTCGTCAGCCACCTGGGTAATATTGAACTCTTCGCCAGTCTTCAGCGGGTTCACCAGGTCGGGCTCGAAGTTCTCGCTTGTCACAGGATCAAGCCACTGGTACTTGCCGTTGCGGTCATACATGCGGCGGTCAATCAGCAGTTTCCAGTAACCTGGGTCATGCACGAAGTTGCCGTCATTCATGTTCTCCTCAGTCACCTTGTCGCCCCAGCGGCCGCTGAACTTGGGCTTGTAGCCCATGCGGCGGCAGTACTCCACATAACGCTTGCCGTTGATGTCGGCAGTGTCATAGGTGCTGCTCTCGTCCCAATATTCATAAGGATAGATATAGGTGTTGTCACCATTGGTCATGTGGCCGATAGGCTCCACGCGCTTGAGCACCTGGCTCAAGAACTCGTCGTTCTCAATCATCCTGCGCGCCTCTTCCACATTGATGCGCTTGGGGTGCTGTGCTTGCCACTCGGCATCGCCCTCATGCTGGCTGCTGTCGCGCCAGTCTATCATGCCGTCATGAAGCTCTATGGTGTGGACGGCTGGCTTGTAGGCTTTGTTCGCCTTGGTGCGTGCGTCGTCAATCTCCTTCTTCTCGGCCTTGCCCTCGGGGCTCTTCTTGTACTCGGAGCTCTTAGCCTTCCACGCCTCGTTGCGGGCATCAAGCTCGTCCATGGTGGTCTGCATGCTGTTCACCACCTCGACAGCAGCACGGTACTGCTCCTCGCTAGGCATCGCCTCAAAGATGTTGCCGTTGAAGATCTGCGCACGCAGTTGGCGGTACATGTATTGACTCTCGGTGATAACGTCACCGTTGCTGTCCACCTCCATGCCGCTCTTCCATTTGTTCTGCTTGGCCCATTGGCGGCCCTCTTCCCACAGGTCACGAAGGCGCTTGTTTACCTCGGGTAACTCCTTGGTATTCTTGTTGCGCTCGAGCATGTTCTTCTCTTCCTGCATCGCTGTGTAGTCGAGACGGTCGGTCATGGTCTGCTCCAGGATGTTGAGCATCTGGTTCAGAATATGGTTGTTCGCGCCGCTGGAATGCCAGGGGATGATGAAAAACACGGCAGGGTCGGCCATGGCGGCACGCACATGCAGGTCGTTCATGCCCACAAGGATGTTGCCGGCACGGTCATATTCCTGGTTCAGCTTGAACAAACCTTTCTTCTTGCCCTTGCCATGGAGCTCGTTGCCGAAGGGGTCTACACCCACCACGTCGTCATATATCAGCACATATTTCTTGCCGTCCTCGGCTTGGTACACATAGCTGCCCTTGGCGGCCACAATTCGCTTGCGGGGCTTGGGCTCACCGCCTCCCACTGGATATTCCTCCACCTCGTCGGTGATGTCATGGGTGAGCCAAAGCTTGCCGTCGCGTTCCTCTACGTCCTTGTCGGTAACCTCCTGGTAGCCGTTGTCCTTGGCCATGAGGCTGCCGTTGACGTAGGCTCCCATCTGGGCAGCGAGCTTGATACCTTCAAGCTGCTTGCTGTAGGTCTGCATCGCTCCACCGAGCAACTGCAACTGCATGATGTTGATGGCGATATCGGGACTCAGTCGCTCTATGTTGTCGCTCCACGACCACATGCGTTGGCCACCTCTCAAGGTCTGCATCAGGGCATATACTGTCGCATCCTTGAAACGTTTTCTCGCCTCGTTTCTTGCCTTGTTTTTAGCTCTTCCAGTAGCGTTGAGGGCTTCCTCATATTTGTTCTTGTAGCCGCTCAGGTTGCTCTTATTGATACCCAAGCCACTAACCACCTCGCCCAGGCGGTTGTCGCTGGCAAAGCTTATCTCCTTGCCTGCCGCACTGCCGCCGCTCTTGCGCAGTCGCTGGATGGCGGGGTAGTTTACTATGGTGTTGCTTGTCAACCTCAGGTCGAGGGCATTGCGCTTGTAGTCGTCAATGTCCTCGGGCTTCTTGGCATCTTCACGCATCTGCCACTTGCCTTCCTTCTCCTCTATGGCATGGGTCTTGATCCAATTGCTCAATGCCTGATGAGCGATTATCTCCACAGCATGTTGGTACTGCTCGTTGATAATCTCGAGTTCCTTCTCTATCGAGGCGCGGCGCTCGGGAGTGAGCTCAAGTTTCTTGTTCTTGATGGTGCCAGCCTTTATTGCATCGTCGGTAGTGAGCAGGTAGCTCAAAGCATTCACGCGCTTCTCATAGGCTACGGTGATCTTGTTGGCTTGGTCTAGCTGCTTCTTGAATCGCTTGGCCTTCTCAAGCTCCTCACCCTTCATCTTGTTCTTGCCGTCAGGCTTGTAGTCGGGGTTGGTCTCGCGCTGTATCTTGTCCAGAGCATCGAGCCATTGGTCCACGTTCCACACGTCGCTGCCGCCAGGCAGGTGGTCGCCCCATTTCTCCATACCCTTGATGGCGGCACTTGCATACTTGCCGTTGCGGATGTATCTGGTGAACACATAGCACACTGGGCATGGCACTTGGTAGCCGTCCTCATGGGTCTCGCGGTAAAGCTCCACAATCTCGCTTGGTGTCGCACCACGGCCCTCACGCAGTTGCAAGGCACTCATGGCCTTTATCACAGCCTCGTTCTTCTTGCACACCCTGATGATGTCCATACTGTATGAGTATTGAGCATCACCATTGGCGGCTATGGTTCTGAACACCGAGTCACCCAACCACTCCCAATTTTCTTTCACTGTGTCTGGCCCGCCGAGCTCGGCGCTGCCTGTATAAAGGTACATGTTGATGAGGTCGGCATAGTTCTGGTATATCTTGTCGGCCTGCTTCTCGGTGATGTTCTTTAAAGCTATCGCGTCATTGATGAGCATCTGGAGCACGGTGCGTTCCCTTTTCTCTTTGTTGCCTTCCTTCAGGTCGGAGGCTGTCACGGGATTGTCCACGCTGTATTCCTTGTCGCCTATCCTGGCAACGAGGTTGCCTTTGCTGTCGGTCAGTGGCTCCTTGGTGGGCTTGCCTTCGTTGTCGGTAGCATCGCGGCTCACCTCTAGTCCGGCACCCTCAAAGATGGCTGTTGTCGACATTCTCACACCTTCACCATCGCCCTCGCCGTCATTGTCGAGGGCTTCACTGATGGCGCTGTTGATGGCCACCTTGTCCATCTCGGTGAGGTTTCTGCGGCTGGCAGCAAGCAGGCTCACAATGTCGTTGTTGTTGAGTCTCATCTTGATGCCTATCTTGCGAAGGGCATTCTTGATGGCATTGATGATGCGGGTCTTCACGCTCTGCTCCACGCCCCACTCTGCAAGGTGCGCCATGTACTCGTCAGCGGCAATGCGCTTCTTTTCCTGGGTCATGTCCTCAGGCTTCTGCACACCTATGTAGTTCATCATGCTGGCTTGGGCTGCCACTGGCATCATCTCCCACACCTGGTCACACAGCTCGTCAAAGGTTTGGATGCCGTTCTGTGCGTTCTCAAACAAGGCACGCAGTCCACCATGGGCCACGCCCTCATGCAGGAAGGTGCGCTCCAGGCGGCGCAGACCGCCGTTCTTGGCGATGTCAGGCAAGAATAGCACTATCTGCTTGGTCATGGGGTCATAGAATCCGTTCACATATTTGCCCTCGGCATGCTGCTTCTCCACTTGTCTGCGATGGCTGTCGCTCAAGTCGTCAAGGCTGCGGGCAACCTGCACTGGCAAACCGCAACTCTCTGCCAACTCCTCGGCGCGGTTCTCGAGGGCTTCCATCCTCGCGCGCTCGATCCTCTCATCTGGGGTCAGTTCGCGGGTCTCTACTCCTGAGGCTTCAGGGGAGGCACTTTCTCCGCTATCACCAGGATCTTGGTCCTCCCCATCTCCCTCATTGCTTTCTTCTTGTGACTGTGTGCCCACTCCAGTGGCGGGGCTTGTCGATGCCATTGGGCCATTGCCCTCATTGGGCTGTGGAGCCGATGGCTCTTGTGTGCTTTCTGTAGTTTGCTGCCCTTGAGCAGGAGTAGTTTGTGAGGGGGCAGGAGCATTGTTCTCACTCTCACCCGAAACAGGAGCAGGAGCACTAGGAGCAGCAGGGTTCTCTTCCCTGTTAGCCGCCACATTGGCTGCTGCCCTCGCCATCATGTGCTGAGCCTGCACTCCGTTCCACAGGTTAACCTCTCGCTGGGCGGCATCCACGGCCGCCTGAGCCTGCGCTATGGTCTCGTTGCGCTCTCTCTTCGCACGCTTGTAGCCTGCCACGTCGGGAGCGTTGCCACTTCGGTAATCCTCCATCTTGGGGGCAGGCACAGCCTCGGCCTGCTTGAGCGCCGCTTGCGCCTCATCAAGCCTGGATTGAGCACCTGCCGCATAGCTGCGCACCACCTCGTCGGCCTCGTCTTCGTCAAGTTCGGGATCATTATATATGTAGTCATGTGCCTCTTGTGGGGTTGCATTGCTGAAGTCGGCATTGCCATCCTTGCCCACTGGCAACGATGGCTGTGCCGGTGCCTGCTGTGGTTGCTCTTGTGCAGTGGCTTGCTGTGTTGCACCTGATGGCGAAGCCGCCTCTTCACTCTGCACACTATACTCTCCACTAGTAGGAACTTGTGATTGGGTTCCCTGTGCGATGGCTTCGTCATCGCTGGGTACTCCACTCACCTCTTCACTAACAACTTGCACTGGAGCACCAGGTGTTTGCTGCTGTTGTGGCTGGGGCTGCTGTGGCTCTTGAGGGGTCTCTCCCCTGGTGATAGTCTCACCATCCCTCGAGGTGTAGCTCACTGCCACCTGGTTCAACTGCTCAGGGGTCAGTTGCACGTTCTGGCGGCCGTTGATGGGTTCCTCAAGGTATAGCGTCACGTTGCCGTTGTCGTCAAGGCCGTTGGTGACTATTCCGTCCACCTGCTGCCCGTCCACCTCCACGGTCACAAGGTCGTCCTGGTTGTACTCGGTCACGGGCAAGGGTGCTTGGATGCTTGACGCGTCTTGCTGTGTTGCACCATCAGGCGCAGCCACCTCATCACTGTCAAGGTCTGTGTCATCAAGGGTCTCATCGCCCTCAACCTGGTTTGCACCAGTGTCAAGGCCACCGCTGGCCTGCGCGCTCACGCTCTCAATAGAGGCCACGGCCTGTGCCTTGGCGGCATTTGGGTCTATCGTATCGCCCACTTGGGCTATATCCTTGGCGGTGGTCATCATGCGCTTGCCGTTGCTGTCCACCACCACTATCTCGTTGTCGCTGGCGTCCACGTCCACATTGCCGTCATTGTCGGTGACAACATTGCCGCTCACCACATAGTGGTCACCCTCGCGACCCTTCAGCGTCACGGGGTGTATCTGCCCGTCACCGCCGTTATCCTCGGTGTGTACCTGGTCGTCGATGTGCGACTCTGCGGCAGCCTTCGCGGCGCTATCATCATCGTTGAGGCGGTCCACGGCTCCCTCATAGGCCATCTTGGCGTTGAGGTAGTCAAGCACCTTCTTGGCGTCCTCCTCGCTCACAGCACCGGCACGCACCCAGCCATACACCAGGCCAGGCTCACTGTCCATACGCTCCATCAGCTCTGTGCCATACTCCTGCTCCATCTGACTGCGCAGCTGGTTGTACGCGCTGCTGGTCTCGGCAATGGTCTCAAGGTTCGCCATGTCATAACCGCGGCCATAGGCCTCCTCAGCCTCCTGCTCGCCCGCACTGCGCTTCTGCTTACTCTCGCCAAGGTCCATGCCCATCGACTTGTATACAGCACCGGCATACTGCAGAGCAGCCTGCTTCTCTCTCCTCGAGTACTTGCCACTCTGCATCAGGTCAGCGATTAACTGCTTGCGACCCTCCTCGCTGTTGTCTCTAATAAGGGTCTCTATCGTGCTCCAGTCATTGCCGCGAGCCCCGAATATCCCACGCGCCATGTCGCCATAGCGCTTCACGTCCTGCTTGGCACGATACTTCGGTGTGCGGTAACCCACAATGTTGGCACTTCCCATAGCACCGCTCATCAGCGACACGCCCAGAAAGGTGTCTAAATTGTCGTCAACGTTGAACACACTGTTCCTCTCATGCAACGATATGTTGCCGTCCTTGTCATGGAGCGAGAAGTTCATGTCGCCAACAGTGAGGGCGTTGGCTATGTTGCCGGCCACCTCCTCAAAGTACTCGGCGATGTTGCCGTCCCAGCGGGTCTGCTTTCTGAAGTCGCTCATCAGTCGCGCCATCTCCGTGGAATTGACATCATTAAGCCATCTGGTTATGGCACCCAAGTGCATCTTCTCAAGGGCCTTGCCGCTCACGCTGCCCAGGAAGTTGGTGATGGGCTTGAAGTATTCGCCCCACATCTCGCTGGCGTTCTCGATGGTGGTCGCCCCGAAACCCTTGAGCGTGGATGTCACCCAGTCGTCGCCACCTGTCACACCACTGAAGTGGGTCTTGCCTCCGGCACCCTGCTGGTATTGCACGTCGCCTGTGTGGTAACCAATGGCGCTGGCGGCCGAATGACCCAGCCCCGATGTGGCAGCCATGCCGCCTGCAGCACCAATGTCTCCAACCACTCTGGCGGTCACTCTGCCAGCGTTCTTGGCGAGACCGCTACCCAGTATCTTGGTAGCCATTCTCCCCGCCGAGCTGCGTCCAAGCTTCGACACCATCTTCTTGAGGTACTTCCCCAAGTATTTGTTGGCATATTTTGCCAAGCCGCTGGCTATCTTGTTGCCGCTCTTGGCGATGGGGTTCAGCGCCATCTCAACCATAAATGGGAGGCTCTCACCTGTCACAGTGCCGGCCTTGTAGCCACGCCCCACCTCCTTGAATATCTCGGCGGTGGCGAGCTTCAGCGAGGTGGCCTCAAGCAGGGCCTTCTCGCTCGCGCTGAGTGGCTCCCCTTTCTTGAACTTATCAACTGCGGCATTGAGCCTCTGAGCCGAGAGCATGTCGCTTACACCACCATCCCATGTGCTCAAGTCACCAAGCGAGTCCACAAGGCCGCGACCTGCGCCTTTGAAGAACCCTGTCAACCCATCCTCAAGGCGGTTGGCGTCGAAGGCGGCGATTATCTTCTTTGCGTCCTGCAGGGCTCTGCCTGCCCATATCAAGTTCGACGCGTCGGGATCACTCAAGTAACGGCTGCTCGGGTTCTCTGGGTCAAGACTCGACTCACCCATGCGCTGGAACCACGACTTGTTCATGAACTTGTCGTCAAGTTCGCCGGTGCGTTTTTTGAGCGCCGAGTTCACCTGGTCAAGCATGTCATCCACCTGCTCACGGTTGGCGCTCCCAAGGTATTCCTCGCTGTGGCGCTGGCCCACACGGCCCTCTGCTGCCGCAGCCTCAAAGTCGTCGATGGCATCCTTCACCGCGTCGTTCCAACGCTCGCCTGTCACCTTGATCCTGGCAGTGATGTATGCCCCAAACTCCTCAGCAAATTTCGGGTCATGGAATGGGAGGTTGCGGTAATACGACGCATCCCGCAGGTTGCCGGCGGCCTCATCTTTCGTGTATTGATCTTCGATGAGCTCCCAACCGCGAATCAGCAGCGGGTTGTCATCTCTCCCTGTGAGCATGTTCTTCTCATACTTGTCAACAAGACCGTTCTTGTTGTACTGCCTCTTGACCTGGTGATAGTCCACCATGTATGGCGTGGCGTTGAAGTTGGCAACATCCCCCAGACCCCACTCCCTGGCGGCCATCAAGGTCTCGATATATCTCACGTTCATCGATGCCTGCAAGGATTCTGGACTGGTGCTGCCGTCAAGTTTCTTCTCTTCCTCGCGCATGGCCTGCACAAGCTGCTCGTCGCTCAAGTCCTTGAATCTCTCTCCTTGGGCTTTATAGCCCGCCGCGCGAGCCTCGGCAAACCTCACATTCTTGTCTAATTGAGGTTGCACGAGCCACCCTTTTTTAAACGCCTCAGTACCACTCAAATTAATGGAGTTGTTGCGCATCAAGGGGTAATACAACTCCGAGCGGTCAATGCTCTGCGGCTCTTCCACGGTAGCGGCACCACCACCGCCCATCTTGCCGCCGCCATAGGCTATGCCTCTCTGGGGCAGGGGAGGGGTCGACACTTGCGGTTTGGGCTCCACTGCCGGCTGCGGAGTGTTGAGACTGCCACTGTAGCTGTCAAGGCTCTCCACCATGTCACGGCGGCCGTTGCCCTGCACTGCCTGCTGTCCTACCTGCTGGGGCTGAGCACCATCCTGTGCCGCCCCCTGCTGCACCGAGTGCAGGCCGATGCCTTTGGCGAAGTCCTCATAGGTGGGCGACTCAAGGTAGCCCTGCTCATGCAGGTCATCATAGAGTGCCTTGCGGTTCTTGTAACCCTGCTCACCTGGAGCAAAGAAAAACTGGTTAAATGTGTCCCTGTCCTTCTCCAGATAGCCCTGCTCATACAGGTCATCATACATCAGGTCCACCTTGGTCTTATTCTTGTTGTCTTCCATACCTATAATCCCATGTTATTTTTTCTGAGTTTTTTCTTTTGGGCACCGCCACCCGAGTTGCCCCTGGTTGTCTTAGAATGTTTCCGGCCCTGGTCATCATACCACGACACAGTCTCCGTCGTGTTGTATCCACCACGGCCACCACGGCCACTCTTCGCTGCCTTGGCAGCCTGGATTGTCGTGCGTCTGTTGCGGTTGGCGTTCTGGTTGGCTACACCCGAGGCATAGGCGGCCGCCTTGCTCTGGGCAATGCCAGTCCGCTTGTTGTCATTCTGCATCCTGTTCTTCGACTCCTCGTCCTTGCGCTTACGCTCAGCCTCTTTGTTCTCTCGCTCAATCTGCGCCAATTCCGAATGATATCGACGTAGTTCATCTATTCTCTTCAGCGCTGCTTGGTTACCTGCCTCAGCAGCCTTCTTCCTCAACTCAATCAGTTCTGCCTGATTCTTCTTGTTGAGCCATGCAGTATGTGCCAGGCGCTTCTGGTTAAGCACGCTCAGCAGGGTCGACAGCCTCGACTTCTCCTCGGCCTCACGCTCCTTGTCCTCTTTGTCGTAGCGGTCAGTGAGAGCCTTGCTCATCGTCTTGCTCTGGTCGGCGCTGGGGCTGCCCTGCGTCGTGAAGTAGAGGTTGCTCAACGCGCTTATACCGTCACCGATGGCGGCGAAAAGGCTGTTCCTGCGCTGCTTCTTGAGCCGCGCCCTGCGCTCCTCATCGGTCTCCACGGGGCGGGTGAGGTTCATCCTCTCTATCATCTTGTCATAGCCCAGCGCCTCGGGAGAGCCTTGCCACAACCCATTTTTCAGTGCGCTGTCATTCAAGCGCAGCTTGCCGTCATGTCCACCCGCATTGAGTATCTCATCTGTGGCAACGCCATCGGGTGCAGTCTCCAAAGCGCGCAACTGGTGCTCATTAATCGTCTGGGAGCCATCACTCAACGGCTCCTGCCCATTACCCTGCGGCTTAGTGTCAGAACCACCGGCCCAGCCGCCGACAACCGGCTCAGTCTTAACCACGCCATCTGGCGCAGGGTTCGCCGCGTCAAGCGTCACCAGCGGCTTCTTCTCCTTATTTTTCTCATTAACCATAGTATCAGGTATCGTATCGCGAGGCACCGCCTCGTGTGTTAATTATCTTTTCCCAAAAACGTTGATGTCATCCAAGCGCACTGCTGGCAATGTCGCTAGCGGCAGAGCTCACTCCGTTAACAGCATTGATGATGTTGTTGGCCTTCTCCTTCTGCAGGTTGTTGATCTGCTTGTTGAGGTTCTCCTTGCGGGTGAGGTACTGATTCTCCACAGCATCCTTGCGGTTAGCACCGGCCACAGCAATCTGTGCTGCCGTGTCGGCCAGGGCACTCGCGTTGGCCGCCTTCGTCGCAGCAACGCTCTCCTCAGTGCCGCCCATCACAGCCTGGGTGCCTGCAGCATCACGGTTGCGGTCCCTTATGGCGTCCATCGTCATAGTCAGCATTCGCTGGGCGTCGGCACGCTGCGTCGCGTCCTCGTTATATCTGCGGTCATACCAGTCCTGGTTCTCGCGCTGCTGCTTCTCCAGGTTCTTCTGCAGCTGCTTCATCGCTTGGCTCGCCTTGTAGCCACCAAAAATCGAGCCGCCAATCTTCATCGCGCCTCCTATCAAGCTTCCTAGTCCTAACATAGTCTATGTGTGTTAAGTTTTAAAAATCTGCCACAAATCTACATTCCTATCTTTGCATCGCTATTTTATCTCTTAACACACGAGCATCATGGAAGGACGAAAAACAGGTGGAAGGAAAAAAGGAACGCCCAACAAAGTGTCGGGCGACATGAAAGCCATCCTCGCTGGCTTCGCCTCCGATTACTACAACAGCGGTGAGTTCCTCAACGACTTCAACAACCTTGAGGCTAAAGACCGACTCGACATCTTCACCAAGATCCTCCCATACTTCACACCCAAAATGCAGGCTGTCCAGGCCGACGTCAACGCCACCACGACCAAGACCATCGAGGACGAACTCATACGACTCTCACAAGCCAACGAGTAGTCCAGTATGCTGCGATGACATTGCAGCTATATCTACTTTAGACACCAATTGCCACCATTTGCAACATCCCTCATTTTTGTTTTTTTCTGCTATTTTCCTGCTATCTCTCTAATAATAAACATTTTAAGCCACTTTTTTAACATTTATTTACTCCGAAGTTATAGCCATTTCTTCCGAAGTTATAGCCGTTTTTTCCAAAGAAATAGCCATTTCTTACACATTATATATAATATATGTAGCAAAATAGCGATTTTCTACACATTGACGTGCGAGAAAAAAAAGAAAAAGAAAAAAAAGAAAAAAGTTTCCCCCACACCCCTTTATAAAAAAGAAAAATAAATAAAAAGAAAAAATTTCCTCCTCCTTACGCGCTCACGCGCGCGATTTATAAATAAAAAAATTTTTTGAAAAAAATAAAAAAAGCCCCGCCGCAAGGCGAAGCTTATATAACTTTCCTGGGTCGCGCGCGTGAAGCCACAAGCTTGTAAAGTTCACTGTGCGGTGGCTTTGCCTCCGCTAATCGTTGCCTGCAACAAGTCCAGCACCCTGCGGTTCGCCTCATCAACCTTGCGACGGTCAGGCATGATATACCCCAGCGTAACCGCCAAGCCATAAGTGTGACCAAGCGCCTGGCTTATCACCTCAATGGGCACATCAATGCTCGCCGCCAGCGTCGCCCATGTGTAACGTGCCGTGTAGCCCGTGATTGGCGGCAGCCCCAGGTCTTTAGCAATAGCCTTCATCATCTTGTTAAGTGATGCCGTCGCACGGTGAGCACTCTTGTAACGCTCGCTCAGGTCAACCAGCACCTTGCGCCCCTTGTGAGCCTCTATCAGCATTTTCGCCTCAGGCTCCACCTTAATCGAGTAAAGCCTGCCAGTCTTCGCCCGCTCATAGCTCACACGCCCCTGCACAATCCTCTCCAGCCTCCACAAGTCAGCCATGTTTATGCCTATCAAGCAAAACATCAGCTTCCACACGTCCAGCCAGTAGCGTTGAGCCTTCAGCGGCGGCTCATAACCCCACAGCAGCCGCATCTGCTCCAGCGTCAGCGCCATCGGCTCCGTCGCCTGGCTCTTAATCTTGAAACTCTTGAAAGGATACCTAGCATCAGTGAGATCCTTCGCCACGGCATAGTTGAACACCGCCCTGATGTTGCGCATGTGAATCGAACGGCTGTTCACCGATAACCCATTCTTCGACAACCAGCGGTCAAACTCCCCAAGCCACTCAGCGGTCACGTCGGCAAACTCCACCCTCCTGGCACCCGAGCCGAGCCAGCGCTCCAGGTGAGTTATCGTCTGCTGGTACTTGTCAGCAGTGTTAGGCTTATCCTTCGTTCCCATAAACTCCTCCATCACAGCCACCACACCATTGTCACGCTTCTCCACTGGATACAGAAACGACACAATAGCGTCACGCACCTCAGTAAGCTTCCAGCCACGCACGCCACCGTCACGCATCAGCTCAAGCACAGCATCCTCAGCCCTACCAAGCATAGACTGAGCACTACTGTTGATGGTCTGAGCGTGAGCATGGTTCACGACCCTGCGGCGAACACCGTCCCACTGGTCAGGACGTAGACGCACATTGCCCACAGGCACATAAGTGCTGCTGCCTGCATAATTGATAGCAAGCAATAGCGGAGCTGTCCCGTTCTTGTCAGGACGGTTCCGGTAATAAAGCGATACATGGATGTTTCTCATTCGTACCCTCTTCGGTCTCATGTCGGTCTCATGTCGGTTTTTAACCGTCAAAGTCGGTTTTTTGTCGGTTTCTATGCCACGCATTGCTACATCCTGCCACACGTTGCCACACATACTAACATTCTTCATACTGCCAGCAACAACTGGACTTCCCAGCGGAGTGGGAGGGATTCGAACCCCCGTTACCCTTTTGGGGTAAACACGCTTTCCAGAAATTTTCTTTTTCTTCATAATCATTTGATTATCAATTTGTATTATTAAATTTTTAGTTTGTCTTGTCGCTCGTTAGTCGGTTTTACTCTCAATAGACTCCTGCATGAGAGCCATCAACTCTCTCATCAATTCTTTAGCCTCGACGTTGATACCCATTCTGTACAGTCTATCTTGCTCGGAGAGCATCTTACCCTCCATGGCATACCAAATAGTCTGTACTGCCTTGTCACGCTCTCGCATATCGTGATTGACCTTTGCGAGAATGGTCGCCTTTATGTCGTTATTATCGTTCATGAGTTAAGAAATAAAAAGCATTATTGAGTGATGCCCGGTATCTTCGTGGCATGAAAAATTAAGACCAATGAAATACCCCAAGACCGACAAAGAGATACGCATCTACTGCTTGGAGCAGTCAAGTGATGGATTAACAAGGCCCGACATCAAGAAGGCACAAGAGTACTACGACTTCATCTGTCCTTCCGCACCCATGCCAAAGGCACAGCGAAAGAAATCTCGTTCGTGGCGATGCTGGAGTTTGAAATCTCTCCTTGCATTTTTCCGCCAACGACATTTAAGACACCAGCTTTGACTCCACCCTCTGTCGCAGATCTCTCCTCCACCTCCACTCGCACCTTGAACTCGACAACTGTTATCGGCGCCTGCCTTTCTTTCATGTTGTGTTTATAGGAGATTGATGGATATCCATTATAAGCCCCATCGGTGTGGTAGCACAGCAGCACATCGCCTTTCAGCTCCTCGCCTGCATCTCTTGTCCCTTTGACTATGTCGGCTATCGCCGTCTTTATAAATTCTTTCAGTTCCATAGTTGGCTACTTATAGCACCATTTGCATGATTGCCGTTTATTCTTAATCTAGTAAAAACAATGTTACATATATTTTTCCCTCCCCTTTGGTCTCGCATATAGAAACACCAATCTGTTTTTTCCAGACTTCTCCATATTTGTTATCCAAATGTCTTATAATGTTATCGTACTTCTGCTCCACAGTATAGGGAGTTATGCGTCGGCAATCATAAGCTATGCGAATTTCTATAAGCCTATTGTTTACGATATCAAATCTGAATCCAATCTCGTTGATTGTCTTCCCAAACCATTCCCCATTGATAAAGATTGATGAACTCCAACCTGTGTCAACATTATAACACCGTCTAAACATGTCAAGGTATTGCACCTTACTTATGAGACCGATTCTTAAAGCATGTCTTAAAACCTGTCCTTGCTTCTGATGAGAGCTAAAACCAAGCCATTTTTTATTCTTGAAATAGGAGATAGGTTCACCATCAAGAATTTTCTTGCTTTTCCCCCAGACAATAGAGTCATAAATGGAGGCCATCAAGAAAATGGCAATTGTGATTGCTATATAAAGAAATACGATAAGTCCCATATCACCACAGATTTATCGTTGCCACTCCCACGACCTTGGCGTAGTCGTAGATGTCGTTCACGGGAAGGTCAAATGGCGGGTACTCCTCGCCGTTGAAACTCACGCACCTGACGCACTCGTCCATCTCGCTGGGCATAATCTTTTTCACGATGTAGCCGTCGGCAGTCGCCAAGGCATAGACCTCGCCCCACTGCACGGCCCTGACCTGGCTCCGCTTCAGGGCGATGTAGGAGCCGTGGCAGATGCTGTGGACGGGGTCGGCCACATTGACCATGCTGTTGCCATGAGCGCGCACACAGAAGGTCTCGCCGTCGTTCTTGACCCATGGGAACTGGAAGTACCCGTCGGGGTTCGATTTCTCTAGCGCACCGCCGAAGCCCGCCGGAGTGCCGCACTCGAAGTTCTCGACATCGTAGTATGGGATGCCGTCTTGAATGTCTGTATTTGGGAGTAGGGTATTGTTGCCAATCAACATTTCTCCCTCACCTGTCTTCAGCCATACCAAGTTTATACCAAACTTTTCACTGATTAAATTTAAAGTTCGGTCAGTAATCTTTTGCTCACCTAGTAGCATCTTTCTCAAGTTTGAAGGAGAGATATTAGCCTGAATGGCAAGCGAATTGCTGGTTAATTTCAATTCCTTCATAACCAAATTCAGCCTTTCTATTAAATGTTTCATAATATTAAATACCGTTAAATAGTGTATAATTACTTGGTAATACCAAACACACCCATTATCTTTGCCAACGAAATCACAGACAAACTTACTAACATTTTTTCAATATGGCAAAAAAAGAAGAACAAAAAATCCCTATTGCTCCATCAATCAGAGCACTTAAAAAAGGCAAGTCGGTTGTGTTCCCATCGACATGCTACAACACCGTTCGCTCGACTTGCAGCAACATCACCATCACCGAGCCCTACCGCTACAGCACAACACTCAATCGCGAGGAAGGGACCGTAACCGTAACCAGAACAGCATAACTGACAACTAAATAGCATACAATATGAAGGCATTATCAATCATCATCGACATTCTACTCGGCATCGGGCTCTTCCTGGTGTTCAACGAGAGTGAGACTTTTGTTCCCAACTTCATCGGGCTTGCCTGTGCGGCTATCCTCGTATACAAGCACCGTAACGACCCACAGCAGGCATGACACCCACACAGCCAAATATATCACCCAACGGTTCCTACGGCGTGGTCCAGGCGGCTAAGCTGCTCGGCATTGACCGCCGCACCCTTAGGCGCTACGAGGCGGCAGGCTACGTCGCCGTCCGTCTTAACAAGGGCTACCAGCGGCGCTACCTCGGCCGCGACCTCCTCGCCCTGTGGGAAAGATACTACTAAGCACTTCAATAGGTAACTTTTTCATGTTTTGGCAAGCACAGTAACTCAACTGGTCAGAGCGGCGCTGTCAGAGCGCCGGGTTGCGGGTTCGACTCCCGCCTGTGCTTCTACTATAAATCAGGTCACATGATGTGACGGTGTGGCAGCACCATAGCTGCCAAGGCACCGAGTTACTGGGCTACAGGCAGCAACCACCCACACGTTCACGACAGGCGATCATGTGACCCGTCAGTAAGCATGGCTTTTCAATCTGGGGTAGCGCCCAGAGCTGCCAATTATATAGTAACCCCGTTGGCGTTAGCTCAGTTGGTCAGAGCATCGGATTATATCGCCGGGTCGCAGGTTCGAGTCCTGCACGCCAACCTAATATGCAATATTACATTCCTTTATATTTTATTTGGGGAGCCGTCTCACCCGTGAGGGCAGGGCGGCTTATTAGCACCATGCTGCCCTGCGGCTCGGATAAGGCAGGGGGATGGGCAAGCGCATCTTGAGGCGAAGCTGGGTTCGACTCCCGGCATGGTGACTGCTTTTCATTAATATGCAATCCAGAAGACCTTCCCCTTGCCAGCCGTGAGGCCCGCGAGGGGTTTTCAAACGAAATCAGTTTTAATTCAACATATTAATTAATCAAAAAAAAACAAATTATGAGCGACTTAAAAGCATTCAACAAAATGATTGTTGCCCCTAACACCCAGGCCTACCTCCAGGGTGTTCTCGGAGAGCGCAAGGGCGAGTTCATCAACAACATCACCGCACTGGTGGCCAACAACCGCCAGCTGCAGGAGTGCGAACCCACAACACTGATGTTCGCCGCACTCAAGGCAACGGCACTGCGTTTGCCTCTTGATCCAAACCTGGCGCAAGCGCATGTCATACCCTACAAGAACAACAAGACCCGCACCGTTGAGGCACAATTCCAGATGGGATGGCGGGGCTTCGTGCAACTGGCCATTCGCAGCGGTCAGTTCCAGACCATCAACGTCACCGACATCCGCGAGGGTGAGATTCTCGGCTACGACCTCATCTCAGGAGAGATGCAGGTGCGTGCCCTCCCCAACCGCGAGACTTTGCCAGTGGCTGGCTACATGGCCTACTTCCGACTCACCAACGGCTTCGCCAAGTCCCTCTACATGACCACAGGCGAGGTTGAGATGCACGCCAAGCGCTACTCGCAGACCTACGCCAGCAAGGACTCCTATGTCCAGGCCAACTCCAAGTGGACGACCGACTTCGATGCCATGGCCAAGAAGACCGTCCTCAAGCTCCTACTAAACCGCTTCGCGCCACTAAGCGTCGACATGCAGCAGGCTGTCCAGGCCGACCAGGCTGTGATGCATGGTGACAACCGCTTCGAGTATGTAGATAACGAACCTGCCACCAAATCCACCATCGACCTGGCACGTCAGGCAATGCAGCAACCCGAGGATGTCGACAACGAGGATGTCGACAACGAGGATGTCGACAACGAGGATGTGACAGATGAGCATGTCGACGTGGAGACCGGCGAGCCACTGCCCGAAAATGCCCCACTAGCACCATCTAACGGCACTTTGTTTGACAACGAAACGATAACCACCAAAAAAGATTAAGAATCATGAGAAGCGATATAGATAAGGCTATGCTGCTCTCTGCGCCGCAGCATTCTAACGACTGGTACCGCCAGCGCCTCGGCAACTTCACTGGATCGCAGGTCGGCAGGCTCATGAAGAGCGGCCGCGCCAAGTCCGAGATATTCTCGGCAGATGCCAAAAAGTACATGCTCAAGGTGCTGTCAGAGCGTGACATCAACACACAGGTCCTTATGGACGACAACGAGTTCGACAAGTATCTCCACCTGGTAAGTGTGTCATCTAAGGCTATGGCGTGGGGCACCGACCATGAGCACGAGGCGCGTGAGCTATACGAGGAAATCACTGGGAACAAGGTGACAACAACTGGAGCAATATGGCTTCCCGAAATCAAAGGTTTCGCCGATAGCCCCGACGGCATCTGCCTCGAGACCGACGGCACCATCGAGGTCAAATGCTGCATGCCCGAGACTTATACACAGTACAAGTACTTCATCCACGACGGCGCAAGCCTGAAAGACATCAACGACATCTACTACTGGCAGGTGATGTCCCACATGCTCGCCACGGGTGCGGCATGGTGCGATTTCATTGGCTACATGCCCTTCGACAACAAGCCCCTGCACATTGTCCGCATCGAGCGCGACGAGGAGGCCATCAATCAGCTGCGGGAGCGCATCAATCTTGCCAACGAGTGGATTGATAATCTCAAGAACAATCACAAAAATGAAAGAGCTTGAAAACACTATCATGGCAATGACCGAATGGCTCGACGAGCACACCGACGGCTACCTTTCAATCGTCACCAAGGACGGCGAGTCGATGTGCGTCGTCAAGAGCAGGGACGAGAAGCTGCTGCTCGAGTCACTTGTCTCGGGCATGGTCAATGAGCCTATCCTGAAAGGCCTTATGTCGCGGGCGCTCGGCATCGTGATGGCACTCGACATTGAAAATAAATCCAAGCAAGGCAAGAAAGATGATACCCCTCTCTAACTCCGATTGCAAGGCACTTTGCCGCTATCTCGACAATGCCGCACTCGCAATGGGCTGTGACGACAAGCCCAAGCTCGTCAACCAAGCTCGCCTCATGCGCAACATGAGCGAGAAAATCAAGCGTAAAATCTTCCACGAAGATATTAACACTATCAAATCAATTATTAACGACATTCAAAAAACATCTATCACAACATGACAAAGCAAGATTTAGCTAAAGACCTGGCACAAAAGGCTGGCATCACCGTCTATCAGGCGACAATCGACATTGAGGCCCTTATGGGCATCATGAGTAACACTTTCATCGAGGGCAAGAGTATTTACCTGCGTGGCTTCGGTACCTTCAAGGTAACCAAGAAAAAACCCAGGAAGGCACGTAATATCACCACTGGTGAGACCGTGATGGTGCCCGAGCGCACTACCGTTAAGTTCGTCCCTGCCAAGGTTCTTAAAGAAGCAATGAACTGATGAGCAAACCTCGCATCACATGGGAACAGCTCCTGGCACGCCAGGGGCTGAAGCCCACAAAACGAAAGAAACCATCCCACGAGGAACACGACCTCCAGTGCGCTTGTGTCAACTGGTTCAACCTCCAGCACCCCAACATGCGCCTCAACCTCTTCGCAGTCCCCAATGGCGGCCGTCGAGACAAGACGACTGGCGCACGGCTCAAGGCCGAGGGCGTGCGACCTGGAGTGCCCGACCTCATCCTGCTCAAGCAGCGCCATGGCTACGGCGCGCTGCTCATCGAGATGAAGACCCCTAAGGGTGTGCTCTCGCAACTGCAACGCATCTGGCGTGACCACATCACCAAGGATGGCTACAAGCACGTTGTGTGCCGCTCAGTCCAGGACTTCATCAACGAAGTCGAGAATTACCTTAACGATGAATGACAAGAGGCGAGGTTGTCCAGCATTGCAAGCGTCAGCTTCCAAAAAGCCCCAGCATCTGTTATGTTCAGTAGTGTAAGCCATCGGCTTGTATAATAAAAATAAAACACCGCTATGCCACGCAAAATAAAAAAAGGACTTGATGCCTATCCCTTCGAGACCGATATGTTTCAAGACATTAAAGTCCGAAAACTGATAAAGTACCAAAGTGCTAAGGCTGTCGCTATCTACGCTTACCTGCTCTGTATTATCTACCGCGATGGGTACTACGTGAAGTGGGATCGTGAGCTGCCCTTCATTATCTCGGAGTCTCTGGGTTTTGATGAGGCGTTTGTTCGCGAGGCTATTGAGTGCATGGTACGACTCGGGCTGTTCAGCGAAAGCATCTTTCGTGACAAACAGGTCTTGACCTCACGAGGCATACAACAAAGATACCTAAGAGAACTGGCAAAGCTGCGACGCACGGGCGACGTGTCGGAGTATTCGCTGCTCGACTCGCCACACCTGGCAACCATGAAGGGCTCGCCGCTGTGGCTTGCAAGGATTAGACGCGACTACCGCCTCAACGACGATGATCTCGACGAGCTGCTCGGAGAGTGGAGCAAGAGCGTCATGGATCATGACGAGCGCCACGCCACAGTGCAGGAGGCCAAGCGGCACTTCGAGAACTGGTACTGTAAGCGTGTCCACCTGCCGTCACCTGCCGTCATCCCACGCGAGACGCCAGCCGACAAGCAACGCGGCAACCCTCCCGCCACCAAGCCAAAACCCTTCGACCACTCGCGCCTCATCCAGGAGATGTTTTCGCACTCTTACATGATGGAAAACTTTTGCCGCGACAACGGCATCACCGAGGCACAGTGCCGAATGTATGCCGAGAGCATCTTGAATGAATGGCAGCTCTCTGGGCAGACGCACTGGAACCTTACCGACGCCAGGTCGCAGATCGGAAGCGTCGTGT